CGATACCGATACCGGCACCGCTGCACCCGCAACCGCTTTTACCGAACCCACCCAAACCCAAGGAGACGAAATGTCCGCAGAACAACTGGCCGAGCTTGCCACGCTGAAAACTGAAAACGCAAAACTCAAGACGGATAACACCGCCTTTTTCGAAGCTGCAAAAAATCATCTCATCACGTCGCGCAATGCCGATCACACGGCTTTTGCTGACGGCTTGATCAAGGAAGGCCGCCTGCTGCCTGCACATAAAGGCGTGACAGTGGCAACGATGAACGCCATGACTTCACAGGATACAGCGGTTGAATTCAGCGAAGGTGATACCAAGACCCCGCTGATCGACGCATACAAGGCGCAACTGAAGGCGGGTCCTGTGATCGTTAACTTTAGTGAGCTGAGCGGTGGTGATACGACTGAGGCGAAAACAGACCCCACTTCGATAGCACGAGCTGCGGTTGAATTTCAGGAATCTGAATCGGTCGCCGGGCGTATCGTTAACTCTGCCCAGGCTGTGCAGCATGTAATGGCGAAATCTGCCAAGGCATAACCCCTGCAACGCTTAAAAAAGGAAAAACATGTCTAATATTTTGCTGGTAAAAAACAACATCGCAGATGGCGTGATCGCCGCCTGCACCATCGTTAAATTCAGCGCGGATGCTCACGTCGTTCAAGCGGTCGCCGTCACTGATTCGCTGGTGGGTATCACAACGGATATTCCTGCTGCGCTTGGTGAACGTTGTGATGTGATTGTTCACGGCCTGGCTGATGTGCTGTACGGCGGTACTGTCACGCGGGGCGACATGCTCACAACAGACTCATCCGGTCGCGCAGTCACGGCAGCGCCCGCCGCAGGGGTGAATAACGTCGTCATCGGGATTGCATTTGTTTCAGGGGTGGTTGGAGACATCGGCGCGGTCATTCTGTCCCAGGGCAAGGTTCAAGGCTAATAGTTGGTAAGTAGAAAGTTGGCAGTAGGGAGTAAACCCACTTGCCACTTACCACTTGCCACTTACCAGTTACTAAAAATTCAAAGGAGTTATAAATGAGCACATCCGCTTTTCCAATCAACCCTGAGCTGACCGCAATTTCGATTGCCTTCAAAAACGATGCATCGCAGCTAATCGCTGACCAGGTATTACCGCGTATTCCGGTGCCTAAAAAGTTTGTTTACACTTCCTATACGCCGTCACAAGGGTATACGGTACCCAATACACAGATGGGTCGTAAGTCCGAACCCAATATGGTGGATTTCGGCGGTACGCTGGTAAACGTTGAGTGTGTCGATTACGGCCTGGATGACCTGGTGCCAAACGATGAAGTTCAGGCCTGGGAGTCAATGCCTAAGCCTTCCACTGGCGGCCCGGTCAATCCGCTGCAACTCTCAACCATGATGCTCACCGGATTGATTCAGCTCGACCGAGAAGTTCGTGTTGCCGGCAAGGTGTTTAACGCGGCCAATTATTCCGGCACCAACCAGTCAACCTTGTCTGGCACCAGTCAGTGGTCAGATCAGGTCAACTCAAATCCGCTGAATGCGATTGTGCAGGCGCTGGACGTGCCACTGGTACGCCCGAATGTACTGGTCATCGGTCAGCAGGCCTGGACGATGTTGCGCCAGCATCCAAAGATCGTACAGGCAATCGGCAAAAGTGCGCAGTTGGGCGGTTATGCAGCAATCGATCAGGTTGCTGAACTGCTTGAACTGCAATCCATCCTGGTAGGGCGTGCGTTTTACAATACCGCCAAAAAGGGACAGACGCCGGTTTATACCCGCGCCTGGGGAAAGAATGCCTCACTGCTGCATATCGACCAACTGGCCGCGCAAATGGAACAGCCGACCTTTGGTTGGACAGGGCAATGGGGTACCAAGATTGCCGGTGATTTTCCTGAGCCTAAAACGGGTCTGCGCGGCGGCGTGCGGGTGCGTTGCGGTGAGAGCGTGCAGGAAGTGATTGCTTCACAGGATGCCGGATACTACTTCCAGAACGTGGTTGCCTAAACTGAAGATCAAGGACGGTGGCGTCACAACCATCGTCTCATACAGGAAAAATCATGCAAAAAGTCTATAACGTATTGCAGCAGCTGGTTCATGACAATCAGCGTATTGAAGTGGGTGGTACGGTTAATCTGACTGATGAACAAGCTGCGCCCCTATTAATTCTGGCGGTAGTTTCTGACACCGGTAAATTTGTCCAGGCTAAGGATGCTTTCGGTGCGCCGATAGATCCAGAGGTTCGTTTAACAGATATTAAATCCGCAATCGCTACCCTTGACCCGCTTAATCTCGATCAATGGCTCAAAGACGGCAAGCCCTCCCTGGATGCCATTGCTGCAATCACCGGCTGGCCTGTCACGGCGGTTGAACGCAATGCGGCGCTGGTGCCTGTCACAGCATAGGAGAAAAACGTTAAATGTCTTATGCCACCCAGCAAAACATGATTGACCGATTTGGCTTACAGGAGCTGACCGGTTTAACGGATCTGTCAAATACCGGCACGCTTGATGTCAATGTGCTGGGGCAAGCGCTGGCGGATGCGAACAATGAGATCGACGGCTATTTGTCCGGGGTTTTTACCTTGCCACTGATAACAGTTCCACCAAGACTAATCAAGCTTGCCTGTGATATTGCGCGTTATGAATTGTATGGTGTCCACTGTTCGGATCAGGTGCGTCAGCGTTATACCGATGCTATTGCTTATCTCAAGTTGGTTGTCACTGGCGTGGCATCGCTTGGGCTTGATCCGCTGAATAATGCAGCGGACGGCACCAGTGCTGTCAGCATGAACCCGAATCGTCCTGTGTTTGCGCAGTGCCAGTTACGTGACTATAACAAACCGCCTTACCACTTATAAACCATGTTATCTCAACCCGTTATTAATCAACTTATTGCGATACAGGTAGCCGGCGTCGCTGTTTTTAACCGCGTATCGGGCGCAGCTAATTTTGCAGCGGCGCATGAGGATTTAAAAAACTGGATTACGGCAGCTTATGTGATCCCGCTGGCAGACGTGGCTAAGCCCAATGATTTAATGGGGTTGAATGTAGAGCAACATGTGATTGAACGTTTCGGGGTGATTCTAGCCGTTAAAAACTTTCGGGATCAGCGTGGCGATGCAGTGAATGGCGCGCTGGAAACGGCGCGAAGTAAGGTAATACAAGCATTGATGGGATTTTCTCCCGGCACAGGATATGACCCCGTGCAGTATGGCGGCGGGCGTATTTTACAGCTGGACGTCATTACAACATGGTGGCAACTTGAATTTATAACTGGATATTACGAAAGGAATTTCTGATGATGGATACGCCAGAAATAGCGCCCCAGGCAGGCGGCAGTTATATGCGCGATGCAGCAGGCGCGCTAACAAAAATAGATGAATCGGGTGTGACGGATAGCGTATCAGTAGCTGAACCTGTCGCAGAAGCCAGTCCCGAACCTGCTTTAACCACGAACACCCAGGAGTCATCACATGTCACGTTATGAACGCAATACCGCTGTCCTGATCAAAATTGAAACGACATCCGGTACCGATGCGGTTCCTGCCGCCGCAACCGATGCCATGCTGCTGCGTAAGTTTACCTGCAAGCCGCTGGACATCAAATATGTGAATATGCCCGAGGTACGCCCGTATTTTGGTAAAGGGCTGGATATGCTCGGCACCGCGTTTGTCTCAGGCACATTTGAACTGGCGCTCTCCGGATCCGGTGCAGCCGGTACGGCACCGATGTGGGGACGAGTTTTACGCGCCTGCGCCTTTGCTGAGGTAATTACCGCATCATCTCGCGTAGATTACACGCCAATTTCAACAGCGCTGGAATCAGCAACCATGTATTACTACGATGACGGCCTGATGAAAAAAGTGCTCGGCATGCGTTGCGACATTACCAGCTTTAAGATGGGTTATGGTGATGTGCCGATTATTGGCATTAAATTCACCGGCTTGGATGGCGGTGAAACGGCTGTAGCTACGCCGGCGCTTACCCTGACCAGCTGGAAAGCACCGTTGCCGATCAATACCGTCAATAGTGGCTTGCTGACTATCGGTTGCACCTACGCTGCCGGTGCTTTGGCAGGCGGGACAACCTATACATCAAAAGGGCTGGAGGTCACGCTAGGTAATGCGCTGAACTTCATGGAATTACTGGGTGGCGAGTCCGTTGATATCACTGATCGCGATGTAAACGCTAAATGTACGTTGGATTTAACGGCGGCTCAAGAGTTGGCAAATATGGCCCTCGTAAGATCAGGGGCGACGCAAGGTATCGGCCTGCTGCACGGCACTGTGGCCGGTTATAAGCTGCTCACACATCTGCCAGCCTGTCAGCTCAAAAACCCGATCAAGGATACGCTTAACGGTCGTCGCGTCATCAGCTACGATATTAACGCCGCACCGACGGTTGGCAATGATGAGTGGCGCATTGTGTCGCTCTAATCTGATAAACCGAATCACGCAATAGCTCAAGGCCCCGTTTTTACGGGGCTTTTTCTTTGGCACTGAAGCCTTTCCATATCGCCAGCGCCCCGCGCACGTGTGAACATGCGGTCTCGGTAGGCAATGAATGCTCACTCATATTAAAT